CGATGCGGGCCACATCCACGATGGCACCGGCGTGAACCGGGAGCTGCTGGGGCGCGATACCAACGCGGCCAGTGGCCGGGCCATCCTGGCCAAACAGCAGGAGGGCGCGGTGTCGACGGCGGAGCTGTTCGACAATTACCGCCTCGGCATCCAGCTCAGTGGCGAGAAGCAGCTCTCGCTCACCGAGCAGTTCATGACCGAAGAGCGGCAGTTCCGCATCGTCGGCGAGCGCAAGGGCCTGGACTGGCGCGTCATCAACCAGATCCGCCTGGACACCCTGAACAACGTTTGGGTGGTCGACAACGACATCAGCCGCAATCAGGCCGACTTCATCGTCGACCAGCAGGACTTCCGCGAGACCATGCGCCAGGCCTTTGCCGAGCAGTTCTTCGACATGCTCGGCAAGCTGCCCCCGGACCTGTCGGTGCAGCTGCTGGATCTGGCCTTCGACATGATCGACATGCCCGGCAAGGAAGAGGTCGTCAAGCGCATCCGGCAGATCACCGGTCAGTCCGACACCGAAGAGGGCGCGGACAGCCCAGCAGCTCAGGCGCGTGCGGCGTCCGAACAGCAGGAGCGCGACATGGCGCTGCGTGAGCGGATGGCCAAGGTCGGCCTGGATGAAGCCAAGCGTGACGAGATCATGGCCAAGGCCAAAGGCCTGCAGCTCAAGGCCAAGGGTGACGCGTTCAGCGTTGCCGAGCTGATTGAAATTCTGCTTCCCCTTGCTCCGGCGGCCGATCGTCTCCTGAGCACCACACAGCCCCCAGAGGACACGGCACATGTCGCAGCCTGACAACGCCGGCCAGCAGTCGCTGGCCGCCAACGAATTCGAGATGACCGATGCAGAGAAGGCGGCATTGACCCCGCCCGAGCCGGATTCAGCTGCTGCAGCTGCAGCTGGCAATTCCGGCGACACCGGTGCGGCCCCAGCTGCTGCAGGCACCGATGGCCCCCCGCCGGCAGCTGCAGCCGCCGGTGCGCAGCAGACCGCCACG